CAGAAGTCGGCGCTCCTGGCCGAGTACGCGCAGAAGGATCAGGAAAACGCGCTGCTCTATGCTGCTGCCAAGGTCCGGCTTGAGGCCGACACAGCGGAGAAGATCAAGGAGATCGAAGACAAGCGCCGCGCAGATCAAATGTCCGCGCAGATGCTCCTACTCCAGGGCTATGGCGGCCTCTTTGGCAGCATGGCGGACATGGCAAAGACGTTCGGCGGAGAGCAGAGCCGGACCTACAAGGCATTGTTTGCCGTGTCCAAGGCGTTTGCCATCGCCGAATCGATCATCAAGATTCAGCAGGGCATTGCGGCGGCCTCATCGTTGCCGTTCCCGGCAAACATCCCTGCCATGGCTCAAGTCGCGAGCATGACAGCAGGCATCATCGCAACCATCAAGGGCGTGCAGTTCGGCGGCGGTCGCCAGTACGGAGGCCCGGCATCTGCTGGCGCTCTGTACCGTGTGAACGAGGGCGGGCGCCCTGAGATGTTCACGGCGGCGAATGGCGCCCAGTACATGATGCCCACGGCCGATGGTCGCGTGACGCCGGCCGGAGGTGCAGGCGGGGCAGTGAAGTGGACCATCCTCGTGAACAACGGAGCGGCCGGCGCGACTGCATCAGCGTCTGTCGATGACCAGTCGCGCACCGTGACCATTGCAATCGCCCAGGTCGCAGACCAGATCCGCCAGAACAGTGGGCCCGTGTGGTCTGCGCTCCGATCGGCATCCAACGTCGCGCCGAGGATCTCATGACCGCTGCGTACCCATCGCATCTTCCTACGTTCCTAAAGGCCTCGAAGTCGCGCACGCAGCCGGCCGCGTTCCGACTGGTCGAGCCGCGCCGCGGGTACGGTTACGCGCAGGAGATCGGCACGGACACGCCCGTATTCTGGGACGTGACGTGGAGGTTCACGCGCGCCCAGGCGATGCAGTTCCAGCTTTGGATCCGCATCACGATCCGCCTCGGCGTCGATGAGTTCACTGTCCCGATCGACACCGAGTTTGGGCTTGTCACGCACACGTGCCGATTCCTGTCTGACTCGCTTTTGCCGGCTCAAGACACTGGTGAGGTGTGGACCTACACGGCCACGATCATGGCGCGCGCCCTGGCGATACCCGATGCCTACACTGGCGCAGCGGACATCATCGTGACCCTGGGCGGAGACTGGGAGTCATTCGCGGGCTATCTTGACCAAGCGATGACGGCAGAAGTCCCGGCGGCGTGACATGGACAAGCGCAAGTTCTGGTCCACGAAGTCGCCGCGGCCTGAGTATCACGCGATCGTCATCTCACACCCGGCCATTGCAGAGCCAATCCGGCTGGTCGCGAACCAGTTCGCTCCGGTCGTGCTGAGCGGGTTCGAGCACACGCCAGCCCCGATGCAGATCAAGCCGCCGGACCAGGGCGGCGACACGAACGTGCGCATGACGCTGAGCTTCCCGAGGCACGTGGTCGGCCAGGCGTTCAAGGCAAGCCTCAAGCTGATTCAAGCGTATGCCGAGATCGACCCGATCGCGATCACCTATTCGATCTACCTCAGTGACACGAACGCGCCTGAGATCGTTTGGCCGCTGTACGCATCGGACCAGACCGGCGTGCAGTTCACGCCCGACGCCGTGCAGGTCACGGCGACCGACACCAATCCAATGAGGCGGCAGGCCGGCGTGATCTACACCCCGGATGTTTTCACGGGCCTGGAGAGCGCATGACCGCGACCGAGTTTGTCCACCGCGCTGTCGGCATTCCGTGGGTCCGCTGGGGGTCGTCGTGGGATGGCGCTGACTGCTACGGCCTGATCGTCCTCTACTGCCGCGAGGTGCTCGGACTCGAGCTTGGGGACGTGCCTCAGACGGACATTGAATCCGGATTCGCAGAGACGTCCGGCTGGATCGCCTGCGGGCCTGAGGATGGCGCGGTCGGGTGGATGGCCTGGCGTGATGGTGCGCCAAGTCACTGCGGCATCGTGCTCCCTGGAGGCTCCATGTTGCACAGCCAAGGCATCGAAGGGCATGGAGGAAGTGTGCGCGTGACGCGGCGCGCCATCCTGCGGCGACTGTATTCGGACATCACCTATCACCGGCCATGCTGATCGTACTCAATGACCCGGCCGGCGTGACTGGCGTCCGGCGCCTGCCGTTCGATTGCAGCGTAACTCTGCAGGAAAACATCGAGCGCCATCTTGCCGGCGGTGGAGATGCAGAACTGCGCATCAATGGCCAGGTCGTTGACCCGCTGACGGATGCGCGTCTCGATCGGACTCCGGCACGCGATGATGTGGTGATCGTGACCCTCAGGCCTGCAGGGTGGGAGGCGGTTTTTGCCTTCCTGGCGGAAAACTGGATTGCCGTCACGTCGGCAGCGCTGTCCCTGTACGCACTGACAAACCGCCCTCATTTTGGCGGCAGTGAGGCCAGCGGCAGCGAGTCGCCGAACAACCGGTTGACCGGTCAAGTCAACGTCGCTCGCACATACCAATCGATCCCCGACGTCTATGGCTACCGCCGCATCTGGCCGGACCTGATACAGCCCAGCACGTCTGAGTACATCGACCAGATCAAGTACGTGACCGAGTGGCTCTGCCTGTCGCGCGGATCCGGCGTGATCTCGGACGTTCGATATGCGGAAACGCCGATAGGCGACATCGACGGCAGCGCTTATGAGGTATTCGAGCCTGTGGCGCCAGTGGGCAGCACGTACACAGAATTCGGCTCAGTGACCATGAGCGATGTCTATGAGGCATTCGCGAGTGACGAAACCAACGGTCAGGAAATCCCATACGCCTACAGCAATTTGCCTGTGTCGAAGTCTGGGGCTTTCGCGGCGACTGCCGGCGCGACGACATTCACGATCACGGTCGCGGATGGCACTGACATCGCTGTCCTGAAGGCCATTCACGCCACGGGTGGGAGTGTTGCAATCATCTTTCTCTATGGCGCCGATCCTGTGACGGAGTTCTCCGAGACATGCTCGATTGTGTCGTTCAGCGTCTCCGGCGGTCAGACGACATTTGTCCTGAGCTGCTCAGCCTGGGCGGCCAATGCGTCGAGCTCATCGGCCACGTTTCAATTCACGCCAACGGCCGCCATCTATGAAACGGTCGGCCCGTTCACCATGCCGCGAGACGCCGATCGGCTATGGTGGAACACCATATTTCTCCGCGGCTTGCAGGGCTCCGTGACGATTCGAGCCGAGTGGTGGATGGTCGATGGCGCAGGCGTCGAGATCAGCGGGACACGCCAGACGCAGGACAACATCTACACGGCATCCACCTACGATCAGCGGTTCTACACGAACAAGGTAACGCCGACTGGAGGCCTTGGCCGGTACAGGATCCAGTTCCAGCGCCGGACGAATCAGGTGGACAGCAACGGCGCCGACGTGGCAAAGTTGGAAGAGGTCTACGCTGTCCGCTACTACCCGACGAAGACGCTTCCCGGCGTCACCGTGATGCGCGTGACCACAAAGGCCACGCTCGCGGCCGTTGGCTTCAGCGATCGGAAGTTCAACCTCCGTTGGTCGCGCAAAGTGCGCCAGTTGTTGAGCGACGACATCTCGACATCGAGGAACTTCGGCAGGGCGCTCGCGCACGTCTGGACGCTGGCGCGCAATGACATCTCCGGGATTGACGCGGACAGCATCGCGGCGATCAACGCAAAGCACGGCGAGGACAATGCTCTGCTGCGATTCGACGGCTCGCTCGATGATGCAAACATGAGCCTGGGCGAGCGCATGCAAATGATCGCCGATCACGCGCGCTGCATCGTGTGGCGCGACGGCGCCCAGTGGTCCGTGCGGCGCAACCAGCCGCAGGACTACCCGGTCATGCAGTTGGATTACCGGAACCTCGGGGCGCGCGGCGAGTCGTCAATGAGCTACTCGGCACACCTCCCGGCATCGTATGACGGCGTGGAAGTCGAGTACGTGGATGAAGTCGGGCAATCGAAGAAGGCCTACGTCAGACTCGTGATTGCCAGCGGCACGCCGCTTGAAGGCGCCGGGACGAACATGCGCAAGATCCGCCTCGCCGGATGCGCGACGCAGGCCCAGGCCTCCAATCGTGCGCATTTCGAGGCGCGGCGTCTTCTCTATCAGCGGACCACGGTCAGCGATACCGCGCTCGCGGACGTGTGGGCGCACGGACCTGGCGCGCTGGTGCGTTGGGTGGACCCCGCGGATTTTGGAGGGGAACTGCAGGCCGGCGAGGTGCTGTCCATCTCCGGGCTGACGATCCGCACAAGCGAGCCGCTCGACTTCGGCGGTCACTCGTCTGGGCGGATTGTGTTCACGGGCGAATTCGGTCAGCGGCTTGCAGCGCCGGTCGTGTGCACGCCGAATGATGACGGGTCAATCACGCTGTCGGACATGCCGGTCGGGCTGTTCGTGGCTGATGTGTCCAGGCAGTGCGGAAGCCGGTACGCATTTGCCGCTGGCCTCACTGCGGCAGAGCTTGACTCTGCAGGGTTGTACCTGATCGCCGATGTCCGGCCGGGATCTGATGGTACTGCGTCCGTAGCATTGACTGCATACGATGACCGCATCTACGAGGCTGACTGATGGTGACTCCGACGACCGCGCCCGTCCCGAGCACGGCCGCCGCTGACCTACTCTATAACGCTGAGCGACTTGACGAAGCCGTCAACAGCAGTTCGCAGACCTACACCGATCGACTCGGCATCCCACGACTGACGCTGACCGGCGCGATTGCCAGGATCAGCGGGTACAACAACCGTGGATCCTGGGCGTCGAGCACGGCCTATGCCGTCACCGACATCGCGCTGAATTCGGGAACGTGGTACATCTGCGTCGTTGCGCACACGTCTGCGGCATCGTTCTCGACTGACTCGGCGTCAAAGTGGCGCGTCTATCAGGGCGTCATCGCGGCCGATCTGTCCAGCACGTCGGATGCTGGCAAGGGCTCCGGTCAGATCGGCTACACCAGCTCTCTAAGCTACCTCCCTGGCACCGTCGGCTACGCGCTCACGAATGGCTGGCTGCTGAATGTCACGGACACGCGGTTTGCTGGCGGCGCGAAGGGCGATGGCGTCACCGACGACTCGGCGGCAATGGCTGCCGCGCATGCAACTGGCGCGGTGATCTACTACCCGCCAGGACGATACAAATTCAGCCCCACGATCACGATACCCTCTGGGGGCATTGTCGGCGCTGGGCCGCTTTTGACCACGCTCTACAGCGCGGACACGACGAGCGCTAACCTATTGAAGTTCACTGGCGCGCTTGGTTCGTACTCCAGCATCCCGGTCTTCCACGGGTTCACCATTGAGGGCAACCCGTCAAAGACGACGGGGGCCGGAATCCAGGTGTTCCCGGCATCTGGAGAGACCAGCTATGCGGATTTCCGCAACATTCACACGCTGTCCTGCCCAATCGGCATCGACTTCGTTGCGGCCAGCCTGTGGAAGATCATCGGCTGCGACTTCCTGAGCTACTCGGTCGCGGGCATTCAAGTTGCGAACACCAACTCAGCGGACTCTGGCGATTCGGTGGTGTCCGACTGCGTGTTCAACAACCCGTTCACGACCGGATCAGGTATCTGGCAGAAGTCCAGTGGTGGCCTGAAGATCATCGGGAACAAGTTCCTGGGCGGCGCACGCGGCTACACGATGGCGCTGGAAGGTTCTACTTCGGTGCTCATCATCTCGGGCAACAGCTTCGAGAACATGGCGCAGCAGGACATCGTTCTGGCGCAGACCACAGGTGGGACCGCGTTCGTCAACGTCTGCATCACCGGCAATGAATTCAGCGTCGGTGGGATTGCAATCGCGACCGACGCGACGAGCTTCCTGAGCGAAGTCAACATCAGCGCCAATCAGATCAACATGGGCGCGGTGGGGTCGAATCCGTGTATCTCGCTTGCTACCGTCACCGATTTTCACATCGACGGGAACCTCATCAAGGGCAACGGTGGCAGCGGGTCATCGGCCATCTCGATCGTGTCCTGCGTGAACGGCAAGATCGGCACGAACACCTACGCCAATCTGCCTAACCCGCTGTCAATCACATCGTCGCCTACGGTCAGCGTCTGTCTGGACACGCAGAGCGGGACCGGCGCGACGGCCTCGTCTGGCTGGTCTGCGTATGGTGCGCTGTACCTGAGCCCGGCGACCACCATCACGTTCTCGAGGGCGTTCCTTGTCACGCCGAGCGTGGGAGACGTGAGCATCAACCCAACCGGCGCAAATGGCGAGCTCGGGGCAATCGTGGTGTCTGTGAGCAAGACTCAGCTTGTTGTTCGGATCGTGTCCGCGGTCAACTCGATCGCTGCGGCCTTCCGCTGGTCCGTGGGGGGTACGCTGTGAACACGAACGACACGCCAGTACACGTCAGCCAGGTCGGCTACTCGTGGTGGACATCCGGCGCTGGCGGCGCCTTGACGCTGTGGCAGTGGGCCACTGAGGGCATGTCTCCGCTTGCCGCATTCCTGGCGATTGCGACGCTGGTCCTGACGGTCATCAAGATTGTGCAAGAGGTCATGGCAGTGCGCAACCAGCAGACGGAGCGCACCGTGATGCGCAAGCTGCTCGACCGGCTGTCGCGCCGCAGCGGGTTTGACCCGCAGGACACACGGTAATGGGCACTCTCTCTGCGCATTTCGACCTGGGCGACGTGACGCGCTCGCAAGAGGCAGTGCGGCGCGGCGTCGACAACGATCTACCCATCGATCTCGTCGCGACTGTCCGCGAGAC